CCCCCTCCGCGAAATTACGGAGCCGGCACGGCTGTCTGTCACATGGCACGGCAGATCTGCCGTGCCATGTGACGGGTTGCCGTGCCCAGTACGTGGTCGTCGCGATCCGGTGGGCTCGCGGGATAGCCTCCCGCCATGTACGTCCCCCCACCCCACGCCGTCGACCACACGCAGATCCGCTCGATGGTCGAGGCCATCGGCGCCGCCGAGCTCGTCACGACTGCGGCTGACGGGTACCCGGTCGCGACGCTGCTGCCGATCCTGTGGAGGGGCGACACGGTGGTCGCCCACATGGCACGAGCGAACCCGCACTGGCGCGAGCTGTCCGACGACCAGCCGGCCCTGCTGGTCGTGACCGGGCCCCAGGCCTACGTGTCGCCGAGCTGGTACGCCGCGAAGGCCGAGCACGGGCGGGTCGTCCCGACCTGGAACTACACCTCCGCGCACCTCACCGGGCGGCTCACCGTCCATGACGATCCGGAATGGCTGCTGCACGCGGTCACCGACCTCACCGACCGGCACGAGGGTCATCGCGCGCAGCCCTGGGCGGTCGACGACGCACCGGCGGCATTCGTGGCGGGCCAGCTGCGCGGGATCGTCGGGATCTCGATGCGGGTCGAGCGGGTCGAGGGCAAGGCGAAGCTCAGCCAGAACCGCTCGACGGCCGATCGTGCGGACGTGGTGCACGGTCTTCGGCAGGAGGGCGTGCCCGGCGCTGCGGCCGTCGCCCGCGCGATGGACGCCGACGCCACCTGAGTCATCGCCTCCATCCGCCGCGATGACCGGACGCGGCACGGTTCGTTCTCACATGGCACGGCAGATCTGCCGTGCCATGTGACAGGTTGCCGTGCCGGCTCCGTAACTTCGCGCCGGTCGTGCTGGAGCCCCCGACAGGAGTCGAACCCGCGACATCCTCATTACAAGTGAGGAAGTCCGGTAGAATGGGAGGCAGAATCAGCCGTTATTGCAGTGCATAGAAATGCGTAGACATGCAGACGAATGGGTACAGAACGGGTACAGTCACTGAGGTGAACAAGAAGAACCCCCGCGACTACGGCTCAGGCTCGGTGTTCCAGCGCTCCGACGGGCTGTGGATCGGCCGCATCGAAGCCGGGTGGACAGCCAAGGGCGAGCGCCGGCGGATCCAGGTCAGCGCGAAGACCGAGGCGGAGTGCAAGCGCCGCCTCGTCAAGAAGAAGCGCGAGCTCGCCGAGCACGGGGTCCCGACCGAGGGGCTCGCCAGCACCACCTCGGTCAAGGTCTGGTCCGAGCAGTGGCTCCTCGAGCAGCAGCGCCGCCTCGCGTCGCACACCTGGGGCTCCTACGCCGGCACCGTCCGGAAGTGGATCGTGCCGACCATCGGCCACAAGCGCCTGGCCAACCTCACGCCCGGTGACCTCCGCGCCGTCACGCGCGCCGAGGAACAGGCCGGCAAGAAGCCCGCCTCCACCCTGGCCACGCGCCGCATCCTCGTGAAGATGCTCCGCGACGCCCGCATCGAGGGCCACCCCATCCCGGCTCGGATCTTCGACGTCAAGGCTCACACCCCACCACCATCAGACCGAGACGCCATCCCGCTGGCCGACGCGATCGCGATCATGAACGCGAGCCTCACGCTCCCCCACACGTCGCGCTGGATCGTCGCGTTCTTCGAGGGCATGCGACAGGGCGAGGTCCTGGGCCTCACCTGGGACCACGTCGACCTCGACCGCGGAATCATCGACATCGAGTACCAGCTCGACTCCCTGGCCTACCTCGACCGGGAGGCCGGCACCTTCCGGCACCCCGACCGGATCACGCCCAAGCAGCTCTGGCGCTCGTACCACCTGGTGCCACCGAAGTCGAAGAGCGGCCGGCGCATCATCCCGATCGTCGGGCCGGCGCTCGCCGCGCTCCAGCAGTGGCGCGAACTCGCTCCCCCATCACCCCACGGACTGGTCTGGCCGCGCCCCGACGGCCGGCCCATCAACCCCCAGCACGACACGGCGGAGTGGATCGACCTGCAGGACCGCGCCCAGGTCGCGAGCGTTGACGGCAACCAGGGCCGTCGCTACGCCGGCCACGAGATCCGCCACACCACCGCCACGATCCTGCTGGAGATCGGCGCCGACCCCCGCACGGTCGAGGCGATCCTCGGGCACTCGTCGATCGTCACGAGCCGCGGCTACCAACACGTGCGCGACGAGCTCAGCCGCGAGGCCATGCAGAAGGTCTCCGACCGATTCGCCTTCACCTTCCCTGAGTCACCGCGACCGATCGAGTCTTAGCTCAGAGTCCACGTCGATAGGTCTTCGCCGTCAACGGACCAGACAACTGACTCGATCTGGGCGTCCGCGGCAACCGGGAAGACGATCCAGCCTTGGACGCAATCTCCGATCTGCAGGTTGATATCCGATGGGTACACGGGCACCGGAAACTGGCGGTACTTCACGGTCGATGCCTCATACCGTCCACCAGCACCGTCTCGCAGTTGCCACGCACGCTCGTTGAACGCAACGGTCGTCGCCTCGGTCTCCGTCACCGCGTCGTTGCAAGAGGAGACCAGCGCGGCGTCCCAGCGCTGACCCGGTTCCGCGACCTCTGCGGGAGGAACCGAGGTCTGGTATTCGAGCACAGCAGCACGTGCGCCGCCGAGGGTGATCTCTGTGCCCACTGGGGTGGGACTGGGCTCGGGGTCGACCTGGGAACTTGGACGTTCGATCTCGACCGGTCCAGTCGGCGAAGGCGTCGACGTCGTCTCACTGCTGGCCGAGTCACCATCCCCGCAGGCGACGCAGACGAGCAGGGTCAGGGCGACGAGGCTTCTGCGCATGGGCAAAGGGTCTCGCACCCGTGCCACCGAGTCCACCAGATCGGCGACTCAGGCTCCGCAAGACTCTTGGATCGAGGCCACAGACCTGAGCACGCCGTCCCGTTCCATCGCGTCCAGGTCGTGCAGCCGGACCTCGAGCAGGTCGCGGGTCACGTGCAGGTTCCGGGCTGCGTGGCCGTGGTGGCTGGTCGTGGCCAGCTCAGTGGCGACTGCACGGAGATCGGGCAAGAGCACGCGGGCCGCGAACCGGTCGGCCTCGAGTTCGACGCGCTGGTCGTAGAACTTGTTGTCGCACGCCGGCCCGTGGCCGAGCACCACGTGCGCAAGCTCGTGCATCAGGCTGCAGCGCGCAGCCATCCGGCTAAGGCTGGCGTCCATCGCGATCGTGCGGACACCAGGGAACCAGCGAGCACGTCGGCCCTTCAGGATGCGGTCGTCAGTCGTCCACTCGAGGCGCACGTCCGGCATGTCGGCGAGGATCTGCCATGGGCCGGTGCTGCTCCTCATGCGTGATCGTCCCCGCTCTCGTCGTCCCGTCGCTCGGGCTCTGCTGCCGATGGTTCGTTGGCGAGGTCGACGGTAAGCGGGTCGTAGGACGGTTCCGGGTGCAGTTGCACCACGTTGCCGGCCAGCGCCGCGTCGACTGCTCGAGTGATCAACTCGGCGGGGTGGACACCGACAGCCGCGCCGAGCGCCGCGAGGTCTCGCACGTTGAAGACGACCTCGCCGGACATGCGCTTGTTCAGCGAGGTGTGTGTCATGCCGGCGCGCCGCGCCAGTTCGCGCACGCTACCGATCCGAGCGTCCCACCGCGCCTGGTCGATGACGCCGATGAGCTCCTGCGCTACCCGCAGAGCGTGATCGCGTGATGCATTCATGCAGCGATCGTCCCACATCCCCGACCCGAATGGAACGTTTCTGATTCGATTGTTTCGGTTGCTTGACACTGGAACGATATCGATCCATGCTGGTTGGCATGAACACGTTCCACGCAGCGGCCGAAGCGGTGGCCGGGGAAGTCCGGGCCGAGATGGCTCGCCAGCGGAAGACCCAGGCGGAACTGGCCACCATCCTCGGGACGACCACGGCGACCGCCGGCCGACGCCTGGATGGATCGGTCCCGTTCGACGTCGTCGAGCTCTGCATGGTCGCCGGGTGGCTGGGCACCAGCCCTGACCGCTTCACCGCGACGCTTCCGACGGTGGCTGCCTCATGAGCGTCAAGCCCGCGATGCTCACCGCTCGTGACGCCGCGACCTACCTGGGCCTGGGGCTGCGCGAGGTCCGCCGCCTGGTGAAGGCCGGCGAGCTCGACATCAAGTACATCGGGGCGAAGAACAACCACGAGTACCGGATCGTCACCGCGTCCGCCGACGCGTACATCGCGGCCCTGCCGTCCGAGCCGAGGCGGTCAGCATGAACGCCCCGCACTCGATCTCCGCCGAAGCCGCCCACGCAGAGCTTGCGAAGGTCCTCGATCGTGCGGCAAGCCTGGTCGCTGAGATCAGGGACGCAGGCCAGCACACTGGTGCGCAGGACGGAGTTTCCTCGGCCGAGGAGAAGTCGACGATCGAGTCGGTGACTGATCAGGTCCTCGACATGCTGTCGCAGTCTCACGCTGACACTCACGCGAGCCGGAGCGGGTTCGACCGTCCGGACCTTCACATGCTGTGGTCAGCTCTTGATGAGCTTCGTCATCAGAAACTCCTGCCGAAGCATGATCGTATTCTGCCGGTCCGCGATCTCACGGATCGCGAGCGAGAGGTGCTCAAGGCACTCACCGACCTTGTAGTCGGTACTGCTGGTGGTTCCGTTCTTGACCTCGGTGGCCTTCATCCATGCGAGGTTCGCTTGAGCCTTCGGGTCGACCATGTCGACTCCTCTTCTTCGGTGACTGGTTATCCCGAAGGTAGCGGCGCGGCAGGGTGCGCATGCTCTGCCGCGCCCTCCGGGGGTGTGTCATGACCGCCGACCTGCAGTGGCTTGCGGACCTGCCCGGCCGTTGCCCGGCCTGCTTCCTTCACGAGGTCCAGGGTCACCGCGCCCGGTTGGACGACGGCGTCACCGTCACGGGGTGCACGAACTCCGGCCCTGTGGGTGTGGCTGCCGGCACCGTCGCCCGTGACCTGGGCATCGCCGCGACCGTCGAGGCGCACCCCGACGACGCGGCACGGGTGGACGAGGTCCTGAACCGGTTCATCCGCTCGGGGAAGCCGTTCACTGCGAACGACACCCGCCCTCTACTGACCGGGGTCAAGGGCTCCGTGATCGGCGGCCGGTTCAACGCTGCCGCACGCCGCGGCCTGATGCGCCGCACAGGCAAGCGGGTGCCCTCGACAGACCCGGGCACCCATGCCCACCGCCTCGACGAGTGGCAAGGGGTCGCGGCATGAGCGGCCACCCGACCTGACCCAGTCCACCGGTGCTGCGGGCCCTCCCTTCGTCCCGGCACCGGAGCCCGACCAACTCCCTCGGTCGGGCAGGGGTCCCCCAGAGCAAGGGGACCCCACCAACTTCACAGCACAACAGATCGGGCCCCCGATCCACGCCAGCGAAGCAGCGACCGAGGGCCCACGAACTAGGAGCAGTCTAGATGAAGAGCACCCGAGAGGCCGGCAACGCCCGCCGGCGCCGGAAGGCGATCGAGCGGCGCGATCGCGTGCGGCTGATGGTCGAGCGGCAGCTCATGCGCGCGGGACGGACCCCGGCCGGCGTGATCATGTGGACCCACCACCGGTGCTGCGGACACGTCGACTACCTCCGCACCTACCCGACCCGGGAGCAGTTCGACGCCCACCGCGCCGCCGTCGCCAGCCATGCCTGCGAGGTGGCGGCATGAGGGTCTTGACCGTGCGCCAGCCGTGGGCCTGGGCGATCATCCACGGCGGCAAAGACGTCGAGAACCGGGTGCGGACGCTGGGTCCATACCGCGGGCCCGTGGCGATCCACGCAGGCCGTGGCTGGAGCGAGCACGCCTGCCAGGGCTGGGCCATGCGCACGGCCGTCCAATCGTCGGAACTTGGCTACCCGGCTGACGATTCTCAGACCTGGGCGGCCGACTCGATCGAGCGCGACGACAAGCGTTTCGTGTTCGGTGCCGTGATTGGTGTCGTCGACCTGATCGGGGTGCACGATTCACAGGACTGCTACGACGCGGACCTCCGACGCCTCGCCGAACTCGCCCGCGAAGATCACCCCGCGTTCCAGGCGATCCCCGATGCGGGTGGCGGTGGACTGATTGGGCGTGTGCGCCGCTGCTCGCCGTGGGCCATGGATGAACACCACCACCTGATGCTGGAGAACCCTCGGCCTATCGAGCCCATACCCGCGACGGGACGCCTTGGACTGTGGCGACCTGCAGCTGGCGTCATTGACCAGATGCAAGGAGCGCTCGCATGACCGCGGCGATCGCGCAGGCGGCCGTCGGTGTCCTGCTGTTCATCATCGCGGTGGTCTCCCTGTTCCTCCTGGCCCGTGAGGCGGTCCGCGTGGGTGACGCCCGTGCGGCGGCGGAGTACCTGCCGACGGTCGCTGGCGAGCACGAGCTGCGGTCGTTCACCGAGCGGTTCGTGGACCGGTCCCTCGAGAAGGCGCTGCTGTGACCGCCCTGTGGCTCGGCCTCACGATGTGGGCCGTGCTGGTCGCGCTGTTCCTGGTCCTCTGCTGGCGCACGGCGAGGTGGCGTCGATGAACGAGCTCCTCGTGGTCCTCCTCGGTGGCCTCGGCTGCTACTGCCTCGGCGTCTGGCACGGGTACCGCCGATGAGCGACCTGCAGATCGTCCTCGCCGGCTTCGCCCAGATCGCCGTGAACGTGTGGCCGGTGCTCGCCGTGCTCGCGCTGTACGGGGCCGTGTCGTGGCGGGAGTCCCGCCGTGGCTGACCGACACCTCACTGCCGTCCCCCAGCGCGACGTGGTCCACACCCTGCCCCTCATGTGCCTGCGGTGCGGCAAGCCCACCGAAGGCTCCGGCCTCGTCGTCGACACCGGCGACTCGTACCAGCTCGTGGTCCGTGACCACGAGATCCAGATCCGCGACAACCACTGCCCCAAGGAGAACTGAACATGGCCACTGCCAAGAAGACCGAGACCCCCGCCGACGAGACCGCGGAGCCGAAGCCCCGGACGCCGCAGGTCGCCCCGCCCACGCACATCGCGTACCTCGCCATCGATGGACGCCTCGTCGACATCGCCGCGTTCGGCACCCGGAAGGCCGACCGCGAGGATTCCAAGGACTACGCCCTGGAGAACGGGTGGAAGGTCGCCACGATCCCCGCCGGCGTCACGGTCCGCACGCACCTGGACCTGACCTCGTGAGCGACACCGAGGCTGTCGCGCCTGACATGCGAGAGCACGACGACCACTTCTTCGCCGTGGGCGACCTGGTGCGTGTCGGCAAGGGCCGGCAGACGTGGGCGATCACTGGCTTCTTCGGGGACGCGTTCTCCTACGCCGCTCTGCAGCGGCCGGACCAGCCCACCTCGTCCAGCAGCGCCCACCTGTCCCGCCTCGTCCCGGTGGTGTCGTGATGCCCCAGGACTACGCGTACCACAAGCTGTGGCGGCACGAGCGGGCCCAGGGGCGGCTGCGGACCGTCGAGACGACCCGAGCCCGCCTGCACATCGCGTCCTGCCTCGGTGCGGGGATGAGCATCCGGGCTATCTCCGCGGCTGCTGGTGTCGCCCCGACCGCGGTCCACAACATCCACCGCGGACAGGAGCGTGCGCGCACCGTCACGGTCGCGAAGATCCTGCAGGTCGTCCCCGGTGTCACCACCGCCGCCTGCAAGGACACGACCGAGTCGTTCGTCCCGAAGGTCGGTGCTGTGCGCCGCATCCAGGCGCTCCTCGCGCTCGGCTGGTCCCACGCGGAGCAGTCCAAGCGGGCGGGCGTGGTGACCGCGACGGCCATGCACCAGCAGGGCCGGTGGATCACCGCCACCACCCACCAGCGCATCGACGACATGTACCGGGATTTGTGCATGACGCCCGGCCCGTCGGAGGTCACCCGCCGACGGGCCGCAGCCCGCGGCTACGTCCCGCCGCTGGCGTGGGACGACATCGACACCGACCCCACCCCGGCCGCTGCTGATGCAACCGCGGGACAGGTCGACGAGGTCGCCATCGCTCGCGTGCTCGCCGGTGAGCGCCTGACCCTGACCAGCCCTGAACGCGCCGAGGTGTTCGACCGGCTGATGGCCGAGGGCCGCGGCTGGAACGAGATCGAACGACTCACGGGCATGAACGTCGCCCGCCAGCTGAGGAGGAGCGCATGAACATCGGCGAGGCGGGCGACTTCTTCGCGGTGCTCCGGGGCATGGAGTCCGACGCAGACTGGGCGACCAGGGACAAGGCCCAGGAGGCGGCCGAGCGTCTGACGAAGCGAGCGAACCGCACCCTGGGTGCCGGGCCGCGGCCCGAGCAGGTCGTGGGCCTGCTCGAGGACGTCCATGCCGCGATCGCTGAGGCGTCGGACGCCGGCCTGGTCGTGCAGTACGCCGACCGCACCGTCGAGACGGCGCCCGCGGTGGGTGGTCTGCTGTGAGCAGGACACGCCAGTCCGTCACCTTCCTGCCGATCGACGCGATCCGCGAGCACGGCAGCAACGTCCGCGACAGCGTCGGCGACGTCACCGAGATGGCCGCGTCGATCCGCGAGCACGGGATCCTCCAGCCCCTCATCGTGACCGAGCACCCCACCACCGCGAAGGCGTTCCTGCTCCTCGCCGGCCACCGCCGCCGCGCCGCCGCGATCAAGGCGGGCCTCGACCGGGTGCCGTGCATCATCCGCCACGACCTCGGGACGGACGAGCGGGAGCACGTCGCGATCATGCTCGTCGAGAACGCCCAGCGCCGACAGCTCACACCCCTGGAGCGTGCCCGCGCGATCGGCCGACTCCTCGAGTCCGGGATGAACCAGTCGGAGGTCGCCCGCGCCACCGGCATGCACGCCTCCTCGGTCAACACCTACGCGCTGCTGCTGGAGCTCGACGACGACGCAGCGGAGGCGGTCGAGGCCGGCGACATCACCGCGGCCGACGCCACGAAGGCCGTCCGCGCCGCCCGCCAGGCACGACGTGACCGCGACGGCACCCCAACCCGCGGACGCCCGGTCATCCTCGACCCCCCGCACCTCACCAAACGCCACCCCCTCGCTGCCACGGCCCGCAAGGCCTGCCGCCACACCACCCGGCCGAAGGTCGGCTATGTCGCCTGCGGCCAGTGCTGGGAGCACGCCATCCGCACCGACGAGAGGACCCAGTCGTGAAGACCTCCGCAACTCACACCCCGGGCAAGCCGGTGGTGACCGACGACGGCTACGTGATCGTTTCCGGTCAGCGCATCGGCCAGGCCCTCCGGTTGAAGTCGCGTCGGTGGATCTACCGCGAGCGCGGCGGCCTGCACTCCCGCCAGTCGTGGCCGTCGCGTGAGCAGCTCCTCGACGACCTGTTCGGTCACGGCGGGTGGTCCTGATGCCGTGCTTCCCCCGCATGCGGATGGGCACCGAGACTGACCCCGGGTGCAAGGCCGACTGCCTCCACCGCCGCCTCGTGCAGGAGTACAAGGCTGAGCGGATCCGTCAGGAGGACGCCGCGGTCGAAGCGTCGATCGGCTACGCCACGGAGTACGCCGAGTACGTCGCCGAGCACCCGCTGATCACGTTCAAGGACTGGCTGATCATGACGAAGGGCCCCGAGCAGCAGCAGGTCGCAGCATGAGCGCCCGCTTCCGGTCCCGGTCCGACGCGTTCCGTGCTGCCCGCGCTTCCACCAACCGGTACGGGGTGCTGCTCGAGGTGACCTACCAGGCTCACACGCTGCTGTGCTGGGTCGTCAGGTCGGTGAGGTCATGAGACTGCACCTCGACGATCTCCGGTCCCTGCTGGGTCCGGTGCTGCCGTTCGCTGACGAGGACGGCGACCGCCTCTACAACGGGTTCGTGCGGATCCACTCCACCGGTGGTGAGCTGTTCGCGACGGTTGTGGGCGCTGGGTCGCAGATCGCCCACTCCCGCGCACGGTTCCCCCACACGGTTCCCGAGGGTGTGCAGGCCTTCATCCCAGCCGAGACCGCCTGGATGCTGCTGGACCGCCCCAGAGCGACGATGGTCCACCTGGCCCAGGGCGCGGACCGTCTGGACGTGACGATCGAGGCCCCCGGGCACACCGAACTGCTCGAGGTCGCGAGCCTGCACCCGTCGGAGTTCCCCAACCCCGCACGGACCATCGCGGCCGCGTTCGACCACCCCGGCGACGGACCCGCCCGCCTCCCCGCCGCGTCCATGCCAGCGGTCGGGGCAGCGGCCCGAGCGTGCCGGCAGCCGGTGCTGATCTACCCGTCGAAGACCGGCCACCCCGTCACCGTCGCCCTGGGAGAGCACGTCCTGATCCTCCTGGGCAACGACTACGGCTACCGCCGGTCGACCACCATCCACTCCCCCTCAGCCCAACCCGTGAAGCCCGAACAGGCGTGGGCCCCGATCCTCAACCCTCTGGAGGCCACAGCATGACCGACCGGATCGAAGCCGCAGTGCCCCACGCTGCCCGCCTGGTGTGCGCTGTCGCTGAGGGCGACGCCCGGGAGGCCCACGACGTCCTCCTGTCGCTGACGGTGGCCGAGCTGCACGCCCTCGCGGTGACGCTGGCGGCGTCGGTCGACCCCGAGCTGCCGCTGCTCGTCGGCCCCCAGGTCCCCCCGGAGGCCGGGCAGGTCGGCCAGGTGGTCCTCGCGGTGGCGGTCGCCCTGCGCATCCCGTCGACGGACATCTACTCGCCCCGCAAGACCCTGGACCTGGTCGACGCCCGACACATCGCGTTCTGGATCTGCCGCGCCCTCGACGTACCGGTGACGGCGATCGGCCGGGCCATGCACCGCGACCACTCCACCGTCTCGTCTGGTGCCCAGAGGGTCACCCGCACGCCCGCCCTGCTGCGCCGTGCGGAGCAGATCCACGCCGACCTCGTCGGTGTCCCGTCACACGATGACGCCATGACCACCCCCGACACCCCCGAACAGTCGCCGGTGTCTCGCAGCCCTTCCAACGCCCACCCGCACGTCCGACGGTCTCTCATCAGGTCCGTCCACGTGCCCGCCGAGGTGCTCGTGCAGGAGTCCCAGGACACCCACAACGACCAGTCCGTCCACAACCTCGGAAGGACCGCATGAGCATGTTCATCAAGCTGTCGGTGCACTACTACGACGACGTCGTCCTCGCGTCCCTGGAGGACGCGCACGAGGTGATGTTCACCCGGGGTCTGGCGTACTGCGGCCGGACGCCGACGGGTGGCCTGATCCTGCGGTCGAAGGTCCTCGAGCTGACCCGCAAGACCACCCAGGCACAGGCCCTGCGCGTCGCCGAGCGGCTGTGTCAGCCCGTCGGGGACTTCGAGGGCCCGTGGGTCAAGGTCGCGGCCGGCTACCAGGTGCGGAACTGGTCGCACTACCAGGACCAGCTCGACCAGATCGAGTCGCGGCGGAAGGCCGACCGGGAGCGGAAGAGGTCCGAGCGGCAACGCAAGACCGTCCGTGGAACGTCACGTGACATGTCACAGGACGAGTCACGCGATGTCACAGGGGGAGATAAAGAGAGAGAGGGAGATGCTGCTGCTGCAGCACGCGGCGGCAGCGTCGACCTCCCCGGAGACCTCCTCGTGCTCCGCACGAAGTTCCGCGAGTGGACCGCACTGGCCGAGGTGTCCTGGTCATCGCTGAAGGCCGACCAGGTCGCGGAGATCTCCCAGCTCATCGCCACCCACGGCGACACCCGCCTCCTCGAGACCGCGAAGGCCACCCACCGGTCAGCAGCGTTCGTCCAGGCGTTCATCCCCACGTGGAGGGACCTCGCCGGCCCCCGATTGGTGGCCGCTGACGAGCCGCGGTGCGACGTCTGCGGCACCACCGAACGCCGCCACGACGCTGCCGCCTACGCCGACCACGAGTTCCAGGAGGCGTCATGACGCGGTACTGGACACCGGCCCTGAAGCCGTTCGGCCCCAGCTCGCTGTCGAAGCGACCGGAGATCGACTCGATCATCGCCGTGAACCGGAAGCCGTGGCGAGTCCTCGAGGTCCGCGACCACCCCGACGCTGACATCGACTACGAGGTGTTCGTGAAGCCGGTCGACGACGAACAGCACTACGGCTTCACCGTCCGGCCCCACGCCGCCCGCCAGTGGTGGGAGCTGCCAGAGCACTACGCCGTGTGCCACTCCTGCGGAGAGCTCGCCCCGTGCCGCGGGCACGAGCAGGCTCAGTACGCGGCCGACCAGGCCAGGCAGCTCGAGCATGAGATGCGACTCCTCCCGGGCTGCTGCCCTGGCTGCCAGGAGCCGATCACACCCCGGCAGCGGTCCATCGAGTTCCCCGGCGAGTACGTGCTCAACCCCCTGATGGAGCCGAGCCCCCGGTTCCACCTGCGGAGCAAGTGCTGGAGCGCTGCGGCGAGGTACGAGGAGAAGTGGGTCGTCGCCTGGCCTGGGCGACAGCGATCGCTCCTGACGCTGAAGTGCGCGGGCACCGTCGTCGTGCACGGAGACGGCTCAGCCGAATGCCACGGGGCCGAGGACAGCGACTGCCCGTCCGTCCATGCCCGCCACCGAGGGATGTCGGCTTGCTACGTCCAGAGCCGCGGTTGCCCGCGCGGCTGCAGCACGGTCGGCCACCCCGGCACTCGCGTCGCCGGCGCACCGGAAGACCCCCGAGACATCCACCCCACCACCGGAGGAGCACCACGATGACTGACTACAGCGACGACCGATACGGGTGCATGAGAGTCCACATCGCAGCCCGCCGTGGTGAGCTCGCGTGCTCCCGCTTCCGCCGGAACACTCTGCGGTCTCACGCGAAGGCGCACGGGCTCAGGCTCGGCTCGTTGAGGAAGACCGATCTCGCGTGGCAGATGGCTCAGCACGGTCTGATCGACGCGAACGGCTACCTGCGCGACGGCTTCCCGGTTCCGGGCGCACCGGGCAAGGGGGCGGGACAGTGAGCGCGGCCTACGTCAGGTCCACCTACGGCGTGGACTTCAAGCGGGGTGATCGGGTCACGGTCAACGGCAGGCCAGGCCTCGTCGTGTCATTCCCCAGCCAGTACGTCGGAGTTCGCTTCGACGGCGAGAAGGTCACGTGTCGCTGTCACCCGACATGGCGCATCGAGCACGCCGAGGTGTCCTCGTGAGCGCCCTCGACAGGGCGACCGAGGTGGTGGCCGAGGCGCTGGCGGGTGCAGGCGACGCGGAGAACTGGATCACCGAGGCCCGCGCCGTCATCGCCGCGCTCGTGGCCGAGATGGGTCTGGTGGAGGACGCGTGGGTCGACTGGTGTGAATCAGAGGCCCGCGACAGCGAGGGCTACTACCACCGCTGTACCAAGAACGGCGACCACGACGGCAACCACGAGAACGACTACGTGCCGTCATGGCCGTGGGACGACAACAGCGACGAGCGCAAGGTTCCCCGCTCCCGCCTCGTCACCCGATGGGAGCCGAGCGATGAGTGAGCCGACCGTGATCCTCTGCGGCAACTCGATGGCCGTCGACATGTGCCTGACGTGCGGAGGGTGGCTGCACCGCGAGGTCCGTGGCGGCTACGTGTCAGGTGCCTGGCGCTACTGCTCCGAGGACTGCGTCGCCGACCAGCAGGAGTTCGAGGACGAGGTGCACCTCCGCTGCCGGGACATGCTCTGCGACTGCCCTGAGGTCTGCGCACCCCGTGGCCTCCCGAACGCTGCCCAGCTCGCGGAGTGGGCGGCCTACCTCGACGCCAAGGATGCCACCGATGAGTGACGCCCAGGACCGCGCCTGCGGCGACATCGACTTCGTCCGTGATCAGGACGGGGTCTCGTGCGCGAACTGCGGCCGGCTGTTCCCTCCTGGGCAGGCGTTCTTCGAGCACGTGGACGCGTCGGTGCGGGAGCACTGGGAGCGGACGGCCTCGGCTGCGGTGAAGGAGATCGCAGTCCTGATCGACGCTGGGGAGCCGTGGAAGTACCGGGCGGCTGCTGAGCGGATCCATGCACACGTCGGTGGTGGCGAGTGAGCGGCTTCTCACCGATGACCCGCGAGCTGATCATCGAGCGCGCTGGTCAATGCTGCGAGCGGTGCTACCGGTACGCCCGGGGCGGGTCGATCCACCACCGCCGGCCGCGGGGCATGGGCGGGAGCCGCCGGCCGGAGACGAACGCAGCGTCGAACGGGGTGCTCTTGTGTGATGGCCCGGCTGCCGCTGACGGCCAGGGCGGGTGCCACCGGTGGGTCGAGAACCACCGCACCGAGGCGCTCGAACTCGGCCTCCTCGTCCCCCAGGGCCACAACCCCCGCACCACCCCAGTCCAACTGCACGTCGGCCTGGTCTACCTGACCGACGACGGCATGTACGAGCACGAGGAGCCCACGTGACCGAAGCAGAGAACAGCGAGACCTGGAGCCCCGAGGCGTTGAGGTTGTCGATCACCAGAGACCTGAGAGACATCGTCCGGCTGTACGGCTCGCTGCCGGATGAAGCGGCACACAACCCTTCGTCGTCTCTATTCCCGGGCGGTGAAGCGCTGAACCTGGCTGCGCCGGCCGCGAGCCTGACGGCGTGGGAGTTCCAGTACGAGACGATCGATGGCCGCGAGTACAAGACCGAAGCAGCACACCAGCGAGCGATTGGGTACGCCGAGGATCAGGTCGGCGAGTTTCACCCCCGGCTGCTGCTGTCAGAGTGGGAGGACCAGCTCAGGTACGCGCACGGCCAACGAACCGACTTGGACAGCACCGTCCCTTCAGCGGCGAAGTACATCGCCGGGAAGATCGACTGGATGATCCAGCCGGACCACAACAACCGGCCCACATTCGGGCCCGTCGGCCAGATGGCCAGAGACCTGCGAACGTGTGTCACCCAGATGGAGAACACCACGAAGGACGGCACCAGAGCCGAGTTCGCACGAGTCACCTGCATCGCCGAATCCTGCGAGAGCAAGCCGCGGCTCATGAAGTTCTGGACCGCGCAGGTCCGGTGGGACCACTACAAGTGCCCGGCCTGCGGGGCCACATACACGCCCCAGCAGTTCATCAACGCCCGCCGACAGAACATGCACAGCCGCGGTGCAGCACGGTTCCTCATGCCCTCGGAGGCGGCCACGGCAAGCGAGGTGCCGCTGAAGACCCTCGTGTCGTGGATGGCTCGCCGGAACGTGGCCAGCGCGTTCGAGATGCCCACCGGGCGCCGCCTGGTCTGGTGGCCGGACGTCAGAGAGCGTGCAACCCAACGGGCCATGCGACTCAAGCGGCAAGCAGCACGACGCGCGGAGCAGCAGCGAAAGGCTCAGGAGCAGGCCAACGGCAACGCCGACCCGGCACAGCCCGAGGCGACCGGCAACGACACGCGGAGGGCATCGTGACAACCCGACCGAACGTGTGGCAGACTTCAACTGCAGACCAATTCCGTTACTTGGCGTTCCCGAAACCCAGTGCGGCAGGTCCTCACCTACTGGAATCCCAGTCATGACCAAGCGAGTCTGCATCCAGTCCGGTTGCCCCACACTCGTCGAAGCCGGCACCAGCAGGTGCGTCGAGTGCGAGCGGAAGCGCGAACGAAACCGAGGATCCGCCCACGCCCGAGGCTACGGTCGACCGCATCGTGCCGAACGTGAAGCGTGGCGCCCGAAGGTCGAGTCTGGTGTCGTCCACTGCCGACGCTGCATTCGGCTGCTGGGTCCGTTGGAGCCGTGGGATCTGGGCCACCCTGACGCGGACTGTGATGCGCCCACTGGACCCGAGTGCCTGGGATGCAACCGCGCTACCTCCGGGAGGTGACCGGGTGAGACTCCAGGTCCACCTCCTTGGTCTCGTACTGGACGTGCGACTCGGTGTCTCAGCCTCCGCGGACGACCGCCCTGAGCACATCGAGGACCACACTGGCTACCAAGTCGGGTTCGTCGAGTCGCAGGGCTTCTCGACCGACGTGGACATGCCTGAGAGGGGTCTCTGAGAGGGGTGGGGGGCACCCCCTTCGAGGGCACCCCGAGGGGACCGCGGGGGAGGGCTTTCGCTGGTCCGTCAGGTTCAAAGGATTTCCGGGCACGCCTGACGGTGGTGCCTGATGCTGCCGGCGCGATGCCGGTGGCCACCCGATCGGCGCGACGCCGAGATGTGGAGAACGGTCATGCCGAAGGGAGGAGCACGCGTCAACTCCGGTCCGCCACCGGACCCGAACGCGTTGCGGCGTGACCGACCGAAGGACAAGGACGGTTGGATGACGCTCCCGGCGAAAGGTCGCCGCGGGCGTGTCCCGAGATTCCCGCTGCTGCCGCACAAGGCTCGAGCGGAGCAGGACGTCGGCGACGATCCAGACGGGTCGAAGCTGACCGTCGTCCGGGCCGAGGACCTCGACGACCGTGAGCTGCAGCTGTGGCGCGAAGCGTGGAAGACGCCGCAGGCTGAGGCGTGGGAGAAGTTCGGCTGGCATCACGACGTGGCCCTGTACATCCGGCACCTCGCGGCAGCTGAACTGGGCGACATGAAGGCAGCGAGCGAGATGCGGCAGTGGTCGGACCGGATCGGTCTGAACCCCGTCGCGATGCTCCGTCTTCGCTGGCGGATCTCCGTCGACGAGCTCGGCGCCCGCCGTGCGGCGGCGCCCACTGGGGAACAGCCGCCGGCAAGGGGAAGTGACCTGCGGAAGCGGCTCAGCGCAGTCACCGACGATGAACAGGCCTAGGCGCCCGAACCAGACGCTCGCCGTCGGGCTCGGCTGGATCGAGGAACACTGCGTCGTCCCCGACCGGTTCGCCGCCGGCGCGCCGCTGCGGTTGTACGACTTCCAATTCGAGTACCTGGCGAAGTTCTACACCGTCCGTGGTGACGCAGTGTGGAACCCGGCGAACCCGATGCTCGGCGAGGCTTTCGTCTACCAGGAGGGACTGCAGGTCGGTCCCCAGAAGCTGGGGAAGAGCCCCGGTACTGCTGCGCACGTCACGCTCGAGGGCGTCGGACCGGCGCTGTTCGCCGGATGGGCCGGTGAGGACGACGGGTACGCGTGCTCGGACTGGGGTTGCGGTTGCGGGTGGGAGTTCCCCTACGCGCCCGGGGAACCCATGGGGATGCCGTGGGCGACGCCGCTGATCCAGATCACCGCGCTGTCCGAAGAGCAGACCGACAACATCTACGACGCGCTGCGTCCCATGATCGAGCTCGGTCCGCTCGCGGACCTGATCCCGAAGACCGGTGAGGAGTTCATCCGGCTGCCCGGCGGGGGCCGGATCGACACCGTGACGTCCAGTGCTACGTCTCGGCTCGGCGCCCGGGTCACGTTCCGACCGGCCGACGAGACTGGCCTGTGGTTGAAGTCGAACAAGATGGTCGCGGTCAACGACACCCAGCTGCGTGGTCTTGCCGGCATGGGCGGCCGGTCCTCGCAGACGACCAACGCGTGGAACCCGGCGGAGAACAGCGTCGCCCAGATGACGTATGAGTCGCCGTCCGAGGACATCTACAAGCAGTTCCGTCAACCGCCGCCGCAGTGGTCGTACAAGAACAAGGTGGAGCGGCGCAAGATCCACCAGCACGTGTACGGGGAAGTGCTGAAGGAGAACGGCGGGCACGTGCCGTTGGAGTCGATCGAAGCTCTGGCGGTCAAGCTGCTGGCTCGTGACGCGGCGCAGGCTGAACGGTTCTTCGGCAACCGGCTCGTCGCTGGATCCGGGGCGTGGTTGAAGGAGCTGCTGTGGGAGCGGGCGTATGCCGGCGCCTAGCAGCAAGCTGTGGCTGCCGAACCCGCCCGACGGGACGCAAGTCGCTGGCGGGTTCGACGGGTCCGAGAACGACGACCACACGGCGATCAAGCTGGAGACCCGGGCTGGGCTGCTGTTCACGCCCAGGTACGGGCCAGATCGCAGGCCCACGATCTGGAAGCCGGAGGAGTGGGGCGGGCAGATCCCCCGCGACGAGGTCAACGAGGCGTGGGCCGAGATCAACCGCCGCTACGGGCTCTCGCGGGTGTACTGCGATCCCGGTTTCCACGACGAGGTGTCGTGGGAGACGGAGATCGAGGAGTGGGCCAACGAGTACGGCGAGGACGTGTTCATCCCGTGGCCGACGAACCAGATCGGTCGGATGTACCCGGCGTTGACCCGGTTCGTCGCGGACCTGAAGAACGGGCGCCTGAAGCACGACGGGTGCCCGATCACGACCACCCATGTGGGCAACGCGCGCAAGCTCGCGAAGTCCGCCGACCGGTACATCCTCGGCAAGCCCGCACCGACTCAGAAGATCGACAGCGCGGTCACCTCGGTGATCGCACACGAGGCGGCGTCCGATGCGCGCGCCGAGGGGTGGCCGGACTCGACCAAGGCCGGCGTCTCGACCCAGATGTACGGATTCTCCTAGACCACGGAAGCGGGGCGGCATGGACCTCAGCACCGCCCTCGACCGGCTCAACCTCGGTGTCGCCGAGATCGTGAAGAAGCGGAAGGGCTGGGACCGTCGGGAGCAGTACTTCCGCGGCGACCAGGACCGTCCCTACGCCCCGGTGGGCGTCAACGAGGAGTACGAGGCGCTCCTGGACATGTCGATGGCGAACTTCCTGGAGATCGCGATGCGGGCGCCGATCCAGCGGATCGCGGTCGACGGGTTCACCAACGGCAAGGACATGAAGCCGGACAAGAACTTCTGGCGTGACGTGTGGCAGTCGAACCGGATGGACCGTCAGCAGCGGAAGCTGTACGAGCCGATGATGGTGCACGACTTCGGGGTCGTGGGCGTGTGGATGAACACCCGTGACAAGAGCCGGCCCATCGTGCGGGTGGAGAACGGTCGCCGGGTGCACCTGGAACGGGACCCGCAGGACCCGACCCGGTTCATCTGGGCGGTCAAGACGTACACCGAGCGGCTGCGTGAGCCGTCGCAGCTGCTGCTGCCGAACGGTGCTGCGGTCGTGACCGAGCGTGAAGTCGCGTGGGTGTACGACGAACTGTCCTGGGCTCGGTTCTACCGTGAGAACGGTTCGGGGATGTGGAAGTTCGAAGCCGACGGAGAGCACCCGCTGGCCGATGTCCCGTTCGTGCCGTACTGCCTGAACGATGACGCTGACGGGAACCTGCACCCGTCGATCGAGCCGCTGATGCCGCAGCAGGACGCGATCAACACGATCCGTTTCAACACGCTGCTGGCCATGCAGTTCTCAGCGTTCCGGCAGCGGGTCTTCACCGGCTACGACCCCGTCATCAAGGACGCGAACGGTCAGATCCAGTGGCGCAAGAACAGCGACGGTTCCTTGGCGCTGGACGCGCAAGGCCAGCCGCAGCCGCTGTTGAACACTCCCGGCCGGATCGGGGTGGACCGGGCGTTGGTGTTCCCCGGGACTGAGACGAAGGTCTTCGACCTCGCCGAGTCGAACCTGAAGAACTACATCGAGGTGTTCGACGCGTTCCTGACCACGTTCTTCGCGACCGGTCACATCCCACCGCAGTACCAGTTGAACAAGATGGCGAACCTGTCCGGCGACGCGATGTCCGGGGCGGAGTCGACCCTGCAGGCACTGATCGCGGACATCCAGCAGGCCACCGGCGAGTCGCACGAGCAGATGGCGATCCTCGCTTCACGTGCCGCCGGCGCCGACAGTGAGGACGTCGCGTCGGAGGTCATCTGGGGTGACGGTGAGGTCCGGTCGTTCGCTCAGACTGTCGACGCGGTGGTGAAGCTGATCAGCATCGGGTTCCCGAGGCGTGCGGCGTTCGAGATGATCCCCGGTGCCACGCAGGTCAAGGTCGACGCGTGGATGGACCAGGCTGAGGCGGAGGCAGTCGATCCGACGTTCGAGCGGATGGCGCGCGACCTCAGGATGTCCGATGGCGTCGATTCCTGATGCTGCGCAGCGCCACTACCGGCTGATCCAACGCCTCCAGCTTCTGGCGGTCGGGTCCGGTCGCCGTGCGTGGGACCGGTTGGACGGTCGGGCGGTGGGGCGGTCGTGGGATGAGCAGATCGCGTTGCTGTACCCGGTGGTGACCGCGATCCAGCAGCGCAGTGCGGTGTCTGGGGCGACGTACTCGGCCATGACGATCGCCGAGCAGGGCACCTACCTTCCTCCGTCGGAGTTCGTCGATCCGAACGCGTTCGTCGGGTACGCGTCGGACGGTCGGACCATGGTGTCGCTGCTGACCGCCCCCGCCGCCGCGGCGGGGTCCCGGATGAGTCAAGGGATGGCCGTCCGTGACGCGCTCCTGGTCGGCCGCAGCGTGCTGGACCGGATCCTGGAGACGCAGGTCGCAGACGCCGCTCGTCAGGCAGCTGGCGCGGACATCGCGAGCCGTCCCGGGGCCGGCTACGTGAGGGTGGTCAGCGTCGGTGCATGTTCGCGGTGCACCGTCCTCGCGGGAAGGTTCTACCGGTGGAACAAGGGGTTCCTCCGGCACCCGAACTGCAACTGCTCCCACGTCGGCACATCGATCACCAGCCAGGCTGAGGCGATCACCAAGGGCCTCATCGACGACCCCTACCAGGCGTTCTCGGAACTGTCGGAGACACAGCAGGACCGGATCTACACCAAAGCCGGGGCCAAGGCGATCCGCGAAGGGGCGGACATCTCCCAGGTGGTGAACTCGCGGCGCGGGATGACCCCGAACGGGCTGTTCACGACTGAAGGCACCACACGGTTCGGCAACGCCCGGACTGGTCTGCGGGCAGGGCAACGTCGGCTGACACCTGAGGGCATCTACGAGCAGGCGGAGCGGTTCGGCCGAGATCGGCAGTGGGCCGTGGAACGTCTGCGCGAACACGGGTACATCCTTCCGGCCGGGCAGATCCCCACCGGGGCGCTACGCGGACAACGTGAAGGGTTCGGGCAGCTCGGGTCCGGTGGGCGCCGGCGGGCGGCCCGCGAAGCGATCGAGGAAGCCCGTCGGACCGGTGTTCGGGACCCGCGGAGCCGGTACACGATGACGGCAGCCGAGCGGCGCTTGAACGATGCGCGCCGCCGGTACGAGGTGGCGTTGTCCGGTCGGAGCCCGTACTCGTCCCCCGGGTTCGGCAACACACCAGACCCGATGGGTCTCGGACTGAACCGTGGTGGCACCCGGTTCGTTCCCGTCACCCCCACAGAACTGGCGATGGCTGAGCGCGAGTACCGCGCCTACCTCGCGACCGGCGGTCAGATCTTCGACCGCTGAACCCCACACGTCCGGCAGCGCGAGGCCGCCGGCTGATCCCCCGCGATGGAGGACCCATGAAGAAGCACCTGTCCCACCCGTTCACCGGCACCCCGTTCCGACCCGTCGGGTACCGCAACCCCCGCCCCGGGGAGGTTGGCTTGCAGCCGATCTACCCGATCGGTGGTGCGTCCGAGGACGGAGCCGGTGCTGGCGGTGATGGTGGCGACGGCGGCGACGCCGGGAAGAAGACCACCGACGACGGTGACCTCGGCGACGCCGGGAAGAAGGCCATCCAGGAGGAGCGGGAAGCGCGCAAGGCTGAGAAGCGGCGCGCTGACGCGGCCGAGCGTGAGCTGGAGAACCTCCGCAACAAGGACAAGACCGAGGCCGAGAAGGCGATCGACGACGCCAAGAAGGCGGGGCGAGCCGAGGCCGACCAGGTCAACAACGCACGTCTGGTCAACGCCGAACTGCGAGCTCTCGCAGCCGCGGCGAAGATGCGCGATCCGCGCGATGCGATCGCTCAACTGTCGGCTGACCTCACCGAGGTGAAGGTCGAAGACGGTGAGGTCGACTCCGGGCAGCTGCAGAAGCTGCTCGACGACCTCAAGACGAACAAGCCCTACCTGTTCGACGACGGCACCAGCTCCACCTCCCACCGCGACGCCGGCATCGGCGGAACCGGCGGAGGCAACGACAAGCCCGTCGTCGCGCCCGGTCGGGCACGCATCAAGTCGGCGATCGACGCATCCACCAAGAAGTAGTCCCGCACGTGCAGAACCGTTCTGCTGTGCGCACCTGACAAGGAGAACCAGAAATGGCAGTAACTCTCGCCCAGGCAGCCGTGCTCTCGCAGGACGATCTGCAGCGCGGCGTGCTCGAGACCTTCGTGCAGGAGTCCCCGGTCCTGGACCGGATCCCCCTGCTGGACATCGAGGGCAACGCCTACGCGTACAACGAGGAGGCGACGCTCCCGGGTGTCGCGTTCCGGTCCGTCAACGAGGCGTACACCGAGTCGACCGGCGTCGTGGTCCAGAAGACCGAGACCCTGTCGATCCTCGGCGGCGACGCCGACGTGGACCGGTTCATCGTCCGGACCCGCGGCAACCTCAACGACCAGCGTGCCGTGCAGCTCGGCATGAAGATCAAGGCCGCGTCGTACAAGTTCCAGGATCACTTCGTCAACGGTGACGTCGCCGTGGACCCGAAGGGATTCGACGGGCTGAAGAAGCGCCTCACCGGTGGTCAGGTCATCGACGCCGACACCAACGGCATGGGTGTGATCACCGCCGGTCACGACTTCTTCGACGTCCTCGACGCTGGCGTCGCTGCCGTCCCGGGGATCAACGGGGCGAACGGTGCGATCTACGCCAACAGCTCCATCCTCGGTCGGATCCGGTCGTCGGGACGTCGTCTCGGTGGCACCGACATCTTCAAGGAGGACCTGACCGGCAAGCGGGTCCTGGTCTACAACGGCATCCCGGTCCTGGACATCGGGAACACCGCCGCGGGTGCGGCGATCCTGCCGCAGACCGAGACCCAGGGGACCTCCGATCTCGCGTCGAGCATCTACATCGTGAAGTTCGGTGAGGACGAGGGCGACCAGGGTGTCACCGGCCTGACGAACGGTGGCGTCGACGTCGAGGACCTCGGGCAGCTGCAGGAGAAGCCGGCGTTCCGGCACCGCCTGGAGTTCTACTGCGGTCTCGCGACGTTCTCGGGCAAGGCCGCCGCGCGGATCCGCGGAGTCCTGAACTCCTGATCGACACAGGTTCGGGGGCAGCCCACGTGGGCTGCCCCCGAACCGCCGACCCCCACCGAACCACCTGACGAAGGAGACATCATGAGCGAGAAGCTCACCGGCAAGGACCTCGAGCAGGCGCTGAAGGACCGCGGCCTGCCCGACACTGGCACGGCCGACGAGAAGCGTGCAGCGGTCGCCGCGCACGACGAGGGCAGCACCGGGGCCCCCAGTACCGGCGACAACCCGGACACGACGACCCTGGACTCCCACCTGAACGGCCCGTCGACCACCGCACCCGGTGACGGTCCCGCCGACACCACCGACCCGGCCGAGGTCGCGTCCAGTGCCACCCCGGACAAGGCTGCAGCGGCCAAGGCCGGCCACGGGACGGTGAACGCGGTCGTGAAGACCGGAGAGGTTCCCAAGGCGCCCAAGGCGACCGGTCACCGGGTCGAGACGTACCAGGTGGAGCGCCCCGACGGGACCAAGGCGACCGTCGAGCACAACATCGACACCGGCTCCACGTCGGTCCTCTGACCGGAAGGCGGTGAGGGATCGTGAGCATCGCAACCACCGCTGACGTCGTAGCGATGTTCCGGTCCCTCACCGTCGAGGAGACCACCGTCGCTTCCCGGCTGCTGCGTGTTGCTGAGGCCGACCTCGCGTCGAAGGTCGTCGCGTTGCGGGAGCGGTTCACCGCGGCGCAGGCGGCCCTGGTCGAAGACCCGGCCGACGAGACGGCAGCAGACTTCGTCGAGCTCGCGACGGCCACGGTGTGTGCGCCGGTGATCCGCGTGCTGCGGAACCCTGACGGGATCCGGCAGCTTTCCATCGACGACGGCTCCTACACGCGCGACCAGGCCCTGTCGTCGGGGATCTTGCGGTTCGAACCGGACGAGGTCAACCGGTTGCAGCCGAGCGTGGCCCTCGGAGGCGCCTACGTGATCGGCCTGGGCGGGTGAACATCTTCCGTTCGGGTCTGCCGGTGCTGCGGCAGTCCGCCGGCGCTCGCATGGAGGACCAGTGCGTCGTGGAGTACAGCACCGGCCGGGCTGAGCAGGACCCCGACACTGGGCGTGAGGTGGAGGCGTGGGCTGTGCTGTTCGCGTCCCGGTGCCGCATCAAGGACCGGGGGTTCGCGGACTCTGACCGGACCATCGGGAACCAGCGGCAGACCGACGGGACCACCGAGATCCACCTGCCATGGGACTGCCCTGACGTGTCGGCCGATCAGCGGATCCGGATCACCGGAATCGGGCCGGGAACCGCGGACAGGCATCTCGGGAAGGTCTTCATCATCGGCACCGACCATGACCTGTCCGACGCGACCGCGACGCGACTGGTCGTGAAGGAGGCACCGTGACCGTCAGTGTGACGTCCAACGCCGCCCAGGTGTCGGTCGACCTCGGGAAGATCGGCATGCAGGCGACCCGCCGGTTGTCGTCCGTGATCGACCAGTCCGGCATCGACGTGCGCGACACGTGGCAGGAGAACGCCCGGGAGACGTCCGGCGCCCACGGCAGCTGGTACCCGTCGTCGATCCGTTCGCGGATGGTCGGCCCGTTGACGTCGCAGATCGGACCCCGTGAGGGCATGAAGCAGGCGGGCATGTCGTTCGAGCACGGGTCCAGGAACCAGACCGCTCACCTGAGCGGTCAGATGGCGTTGGACGAGTGGGCGCGGCGCATCGAACGGCGCATCGAGACTGCGGTCGTGGACTGGTGAGCATCGTCGCAGTCACCGCGGCCGTGTCGACGCTGCTCGACGCCCACCCTGACCTGCACGTCATCCAACGCGGTGCCGCACAGCCCACGTCCGGGGCGCCGGTGTTCCTGGGGCTCGCGACAGCAGGCGCCAACGAACCCGACATCTACGGCACGTTCACGCTCAGCACCCCCAGGGTCGACAACGACCGTGTGTCCGGTGACTCCGGTGCCGGCGTCTACACCCTCGCCACGATGGCCGTCGGTCGGACCCCGAACGAAGCCGCGTGGGTCGCTGACCGCATCGACGCCGCGCTGACCCGCCGGCGTCCTGTCGTTCCTGGTCGGCGGTGCAGTCCGATCCGCAAGAGCTCCGGGTCCGGCACCCGGTACGACGACCCCAAGTACATCGCCACGGACGTGTGGCGGTTCGCGATCACCTGAGGAGTCCCATGACCATCGAATACGTCCGAGTCCGTGACACGAACGGCGAGTTCACCACGTCGCGTGCGAACGCCGACGCCAGCGGGTTGAAGGTGCTGGACAAGCCCGCGGTGGACCAGATCGGCCGGCCGCTGCCCGCGAAACCCCACGTTCGCCCGAAGGCCCCTGCGAAGAAGACCGCGGCCTCCAAGCCGCGTACCCGACGTCGGTCCGAGTCCTCGGCCGCCGGCAAGAACAGCGCAGCCGCCCCGGCTACGCCTGACGGCCCCACGGCCACTCCTTAGGAGGAGAAGCAATGGCAGAACCCATCTTCCCGGCGGGCATCACGTCCCGAGGGAACGTCAAGCTCCAGTTCGTCACGACCATCGCGGACCTGGACGCGCCGAGCCTCGCGGAGATCACCGCGGTGTCGTCGCTCGACATCTCCTGCATGCTCGCGGACGCCGGCTGGAAGCCGTCGATCACGCAGAACAAGGGCGACGCGAAGCGCCGCATCTGCTCCAAGGCTGGCCGGAAGATCCTCGGCGAGACCATGTACGAGCTGTCGGACCTGCTGTACTCCAACAACCCGCAGGGTGCTGCCGCGTCGGACGGGGTGAAGGCCGCGGAGAAGCTCGTCCCGAACACGTCCGGGATCATCGTGGAGCGTCTCGCGCTCGACTCGATCGACACGGACTGGGCGGTCGGTCAGTTCGTGAACCTGTGGCCGGTGAACCTCGGTGAGCAGATGGACGAGTACGACCTGACCGACGAGTTCGGCGAGTTCTGGATCCGGCAGGCGCTCGTCGCCGCCGGCACCGGTGCGCCGACCCGCAAGGTCGCGCTCGTCGCCTGACAGACACCGGTTCCGTCGTCGTGGGCAGCGGCGACGGAACCGGTGACCTGACCCCTCCTGCCCAAAAAACTGCCCGCACTGCCCACCGTGGAGGAATCATGAGCAAGTCATTCGCTGACGTCATGGCGTCGGAGAAGAACGGACGCCGACGTACTACCGAGCAGGTGTGCTTCTCGCCTGATCTGGCTGAGGAGTACCAGGCGCTCGGGCTCGAGTACATGGAGGCGCGGCGCAGCGAGGAGGCCCGGGCCGCGAACCGCAACCCGGAGAAGCCGAAGCCGACGGGACGGATTGCTGGTGATCCGGCCTCGGTGAACCTGCTGAAGCAGATGGCCGCGCTGGTCGACGAGAACCCTGATTCCTTCCACGAGTTCGTGCTCCAGCAGTCGAAGCGGTCTGACTGGAACCTCCTGCTCAGCAAGCACGCTCCGCGCGACAGCAAGCCCCAGGACGCTGGCCGCTACAACATGGACACCTTCCCGCCGGCTGCTCTCCGTCTGGCTCTCGTCGACCCGGAGCCGGACGACGAGATGCTCGCCTTCTGCGACGAGATTCTCTCCAGTGGCGAGTGGAAGCGGCTGGCGTCGACAATCTGGCACCTGAACGAGGGTGTGCGCGCTGTCCCAAAAGCGGAACACCTCTCGCTGATTCTCGCGGGCAGCGCGAGCGCGTAGCTGTCGCCCTTGCCGCCGGGGTATCGCCGCGTCGGTTTGAGGGCTGGGAACCCGAAGAGGTCCACGAGCACTTCGACCAGGACGGCACGTTCACGGGCCGGACGATCGTCACCCGCGAGCCCGAGTGGGACGACGAGGCGCGCAGGAAGGTCTTGGCCTACGCAGCCTATGAGCACATGAAGTGTCAGCGTGGCCACCATCCGTCCACCGGGATGGACGCCACGAAGGTCCGCATGGTCGAGAACGCCCGCGTGGCGTGTCTTGACTGCGAGGCCGAAGACGCTCGCCGCGCGCAGTGGATGAAGTCGCACCGGCACAAGGACGACGGCACGTGCGACTGCCGTCACCAAGTCTTCTGGGTCGACCGACACGAGCCCATTCCTGACGATCTCCTGCCGGGACCGTTCACGACCCGCGGAGATCCACCAGCGGCACCTCCGCGGTGAGCAGCACGTAGACAACAGCCACTCGCATCGCAAAACCACACGTCCGGAGGACTCATGCGCGAACTGTGGATCAAGATCGGGGCTCGTACCGAAGGCCTTCAGTCGGGCCTCGCGAAGGCGCAGGTCTCGGTCTCGCAGTTCGACAAGGCGCTGCAGCAGTCTGCCGAACGCCGGCAAGCGATCAACGAACTGGGCACTGCGTTCGGGGTGATGGGTCTCGCTGCAGCCGGCGCCGTAGGGCTGTCCGTCAAGGCCGCGGTCGACTGGGAGTCTGCGTGGGCTGGGGTGCAGAAGACCGTCAACGGCACCACCGAGGAACTGGCGGCGCTCGAGGACGAACTGCGGGAGATGGCTAGAACGATGCCGTCGACCCACGCGGAGATCGCCGCGGTTGCTGAGGCCGCTGGACAGTTGGGTGTGGCCACAGCTGATGTTGCTGATTTCAGCCGAATCATGCTTCAGCTCGGCGAGACGACCAACCTCAGCGCCGACGAAGCAGCGACGTCGATCGCTCAGCTGATGAACGTCATGCAGACCGCCCCTGAGGACGTGGACAACCTCGGTGCTGCACTCGTGTCGCTCGGCAACAACGGCGCCTCTACTGAGCGGGACATCATCCAGATGGCCCAGAACCTCGCCGGTGCCGGCCAGACCGTCGGCCTGGCCGAGTCCGAAGTCCTGGCACTGGCGAACGCGCTCGCGTCCGTGGGCATCGAGGCTGAGGCCGGCGGCTCATCGGTCTCACGGATCCTCATGGACATGGCGAAGGCCGTGAAGACCGGCTCCGACGACCTGCAGATCTGGGCCGACGTCGCCGGTCAATCCATTGGCGACTTCTCGCGCGCCTTCGAGGAGTCCCCTGCGCGTGCGTTCGATGCGTTCACCCAGGGCCTCGGACGAATCAATGACGCAGGCGGCGACGTCTTCACGCTGCTGGACAACTTGGGACAGTCCGACATCCGCGTCACGCGCGCGCTGCTCGGCATGGCGTCCTCGGGCGATCTGCTGACCAAGTCTCTGGATCTCGGCGCCGAAGCGTGGGCCGAGAACACCGCACTGTCGGAGGAGTACGAGAAGCGCACCGGCACAGCGGCTGCTCAGGTGCAGATCGCGTGGAACGGGATCAAGGACAACCTGATCGACGTTGGTGCGGCGGCGTTGCCGATGGTCAAGGATCTCAGCGAGGCGGTCGCGGACCTCACGGGCTGGTTCTCGGACCTCCCTGACGGAGTCCAGCAGTCGACGCTGAAGTTCCTCGCGCTGACTGCCGCTCTCGGCGGCAGCGGGTTCGCCGTGTCACGAGCCATCACTGGATTCACGAGCCTGGCAAACACCCTGAGCGCGCTCACCACCAACGGCGACGCGCTGACCAGAGGTGCGCTGTTCGCTCGCGGTGGTGCCATGTTCGCTGGGCTCGGTCTCGCCGCCACCGCGTCCGAACTCGGCGAGGTGAACGAGGGACTCGGAGTGCTCGGAACAGTTGCATCCGGTGCGCTCCTGGGGTTCGCTGTCGGCGGTCCGATCGGAGGAGCGCTGGGAGCCGGCGCCGGCACGATCGCTGCGATGGCTGCCTCGACCCGTGACGCGTCGGAGGCATTCGACACCGGCCGCCCATCGGTCGACGAGTACGCGGCATCTCTGGACGGGATCACCGCGTCGGCGACGGAGGCGACTCGGGCGCTGGTGTTCGACGGGCTCGCGCAGACCAATGCACTGCAGGCGGCCGAGAAGCTCGGCATCGCGTCGCGTGACTTGGTCGGGTACGTCCTCGGAGAGGCCGACGCCCGAGATCGGGTGAACGCGGCCTTGCAGCGTGAACAGGAGCTGTTCGCCAGCGGTGCCGGCGCCACCAGGATCGAACTGGCCAACGGATCCCGTGTCACCGCCCTCAACGAACTGTCGACTGCCCTCGGCATCGTCGGCGACGAGTTCACCGAGGCGGAGAAGAAGGCGCTCGTCGCGTCGGCCGCGATCGCAACGTGGGATGAGGCACTCTCTGGCCTCCCAGAAGAGGTCAAGGTCGAACTGGCCAACCTGAACTATGACCCGACTCAGGCGCAGATCGACCAGCTGATCGCGACGTACAACCTGACACCCGAGCAGGTCGACACCCTCCTGCGCGCATTCGATCAAGTGTCACCGGCCGCCGCGACTGCCCGCGACGCGCTCAACTCGATCGACGGGCGCGTCGTAACCACACGAATCGTCTCGGTGTACGAGTCGCGGTACGCCCAGACCGGAAACCGTTCTTCACGATCGGTCGCTGAAATGCTCGCCATCCCGGAGCGCAACGGTGCCGTCTTGGACTTCTACCGCGACGGTGGGATGCGGGAGAACCATGTGGCGCAGATGGCTCCTGCTGGCGCGTGGCGGGTCTGGGCCGAGCCGGAGACCGAGGGCGAGTCGTACATCCCGCATGCCCGGTCGAAGCGTCAGCGGTCGTTGGAGATCTGGGCCGAGACCGGCAAGCGCCTCGGTGTGAACTCCTACGCGCAGGGCGCGGTGTCGCCCAGCGGCGGGACGGCTGATCCGTTCCCTCGTGACCTTGCTCGTGCGATCGGTTCTGAGGTTGCGCGGGCTCTTTCGAACGCGTCGTGGCGTGCTGACCAGCGCGGTGACATGCGCGTGATCCTCCAGGGAGGCTGAACGGTGTCTGACTGCATTCTGCGGTTCGTCGACAGGATCGACCCGAGCCCGACCGTCCTGTTCGACTTCGCCGGTGAGTGGGGTCCGCGGGTAGGGACGTCGTTCTCTCCTCCGAGGTTGCGGCGTCAGTCTCAGGTGTCGTCGTTCGCTGACGGGTCGTGGGAGGCGTCGTCGACGTATGAGGACCGGCAGATCGTGATCGAGCTGGGGAAGTACGACGGGTCCCCGATGGAGCACGCGACGGACCTGCAGACCCTGTTGCGGATCCTGGACCGGGATGAGTCGTGGCTGATGTGGCAGCCGACGGCGACGGACGATCCGGTGTTCTTCCGCACGAAGCGGGCGGACACGTCGGTGGTCGACATGATGCTGACGGCGGCCCCACAGCGTGAGGTGTCGCTGGCGATCCCGGCGCACCCGTTCGCGTTCGGTCTGAACGTGTCCGGGGTCGTGGAGATCCTGAACAACGCCTTGGGTGACTCGGTCGACAACCCGATGGGCGCGGAGGTGCCGTGGGCGAAGGGCGACGTGGAGTCGCCGCTGTGGTTGGCGTTCCAGACCCCGGCGAAGTACCCGCCGGCGGTGGCGTTCAACGAGGCGAAGTACCGGTCAGTGGTGTCGTCGTGGCACATCCCGAACGGCATCGGGGTGCCGGACCCGATCACCGCGGCCCCCACCGGGACTGGTGTCGGCGGCGGCACCACCGCGACGTTCACGGCGGATGCGACCATGACGACCGGCAACCGGTACCGGGTCACGACGTCGTCCATCAACGCCAGCCGCATCCTTCCGATCACTGTGACCCCGGTGGCCGGCGCACGCGACTACCGGGTGTTCCTGCGCGCGAAGCTCAGCGGTGGCCGGGTCTCAGCGAAGGTCGGCAACGCGTTCGCGCGGCTCCTCCGGGGGACGGCTGTGGGTCCGGAGTGGTTCGACCTGGGCGTCACCCGCCTGCCGACCGCATCGGTGGAGGACAGCGACCCGTTCAACCTGAGCCCCCCGGTCGACACCCAGGACATGTCACTGCTGATCCAGTTCCTGGACACCACCGGCGCCACGATCGACATCGACCTGCTGATGTTCATCCCCGTCGGCCCCGACTGCCGGTACGCCACCCAGTCGACCTACCCGACCGACCCGGGCAACTACTCCGACCCGACCATGGCGATCCTCGACGGCATCAACGACCGCCGCTACGCTTCCTGGTCCGCAGCCGTTGGTGACCAGAACCGGTACATGGGCGGCCTCGAGGGCGACCTACCGACCGTTCGCCCCGGTGGGCCGACGAAGCTGTCGTTCCTGCCGGTCGTGGCGTTCGAGAACAACGGCACCGGCAATGAGTCCGGGCAGAACGCGGAGATCCCCGACCCGCTCAACACCACCACGGTGGTGTCCTGGTCCTACTTCCCCCGGTACCTGTACCTGCGCGGTGTCGAGTGAGAGTCCCGCTGACGGTGCGGCTGTCGCAGTCGACCGGGGAGCGGATGATCACCCGACAGGTGTCCGACCTGCGGTTCAGCGCCAAGGCCGTCGGCGGGTACGCCACCTGCACCGTCCGCCTCGCCCGTCCGATCCGTGAGAGCGAGGTCGAACCGTTCTCGCAGCTGACGGTGTTCGACGGCTCCACCGGCAACGTGGTGTGGGACGGACGGCTGCTGGAGCCGGGACGCACCGCGGACCGTGCCGGCCAGGTCGCCGAGCTCGCGGCGATCGGTGAGGGCATCGCGTCGATGACCGACACGAACCGCCCCTACATGCTGGTCGACTCCAGCCTCTCCTCGTGGGACGAGCAGCAGTCGTCCCGCAAGGAGCAGTCCGTCGCCATCGGGTCCAGCCCGAACAACTCCGAGCCCGGGTACACGTTCACCGCCCGCGGGACCGTCGCCATCGGTGACGTCACGTTCGCCTGGTACCGGAACCTGTTCAACTGCGGGCAGCTGCTCGGCGCGATCGGCTTCACCCACATCTCCGGCGAGACCGGTTCCAGGTTCATCGACCTCCGGTCCGGCGTCACCCCCCTGGCCGCATCGACACTCCACGCCTCCTACCCGTGGCTGGGGTCGCTGTCGACGGTGTTCGTGGCGTTCGCGCAGGCCGACTGGCCCAACACCACCGTCCCGAAGCTCGCATGGCGGTACAACGCCGCCGGGCCCGTCGGAGACACCTCCTGGTCAACCTTGCGCGCGGCGATCGTGTACGCCCGCCTGCTCGGCCAGGACCGGGAACCGCTCAACACGAGCGTGTACTCGGCATCGTTCCTCACCGCCGACCGGGCCTTCGTCGACGTCGTCGCCCGGTTCTGCCCGCGCCTGGACATCGAGAACGCCGACATCGACCCGGCCTCGTTCGAGTTCACCCAGCTCGCCTGGCTGTCCGGCATCACCCCCCGAGGGGTCATGGACGACGTGCTCGAGGCGGAGTCAGGGTTCACGTGGGCGGTGTGGGAGCGGCAGCCGAACGGCCGCTGGCGCACCGAGTTCAAGGCCCTGCCCACCGAGGTCCGGTACGAGGCGTCGGTGGTCGACGGGTTCGACTCCCCCTCCCCGGGCTCGGAGATCTACACCACCGTGGTCGTCAGGTGGCGTGACGCCGCCGGCGACGAACAGACCACCACGGTGACGCAGGAGTCCGACGTGCTCGCCGCGGCCGGCATCGAGCGGACCGCCACGATCGACGCCGGCACTGAAGTCGGCACGAGCGCCCAGGCCACACAGTTCGGGGAGGCGTTCCTCGCCGACCACCTGGTCCCGCCGAACGCCGGCCGCCTGACCGTCGCCCGCCCGATCTGGGACCACGTCGAGGGCCGGCCGGCGATGCCGTGGGAGATCCGCCCCCGCGAGCTCGTGCGGATCCGCGGCGTGCAGTCCACCCCCGATTCCCTGAACGCGACCAGCCCTGACGGGGTCACGGTCGCGCGGATCGTGGACACGTCGTTCGACAGCGGCAGCGCGGCGGCCGTCCTGGAGCTCGACGCACCGTTCCTCAACCAGGACCGGTTGCTCGTCCAGCTCACCAACGCAAGGACACGGAGGTAGTCGTGCGCCTGGTCCTGTTCGTCCACGCGATCGTCGCTGTGCTGCTCTGGGCGCCGTTCGCCGCCACGCTCTGGCAGATGCGCCCCTGGTACATCCGCGGCGTGTTCGTCGGCCTCGGCGGCGTCCTGCTGTACGTCCTCGCCGGGCAGGCCAAGGCCTACGACTACGCGGTGCCGTTCGATCTCGTGTCGTGGGGCGGTCTGACCGCCATGGCGGTCCTGAACGGGTTCATGGCCATCACGATCGTCCGGGAGTCCGAGCACAGGGGGAAGTAGCCGTGGAACCGTCCGTGCAGGTCGCGCTCATCGCGTCACTCGGCTCCGTACTCGTCGCACTGATCACCACCTGGCGTCCCGCCGTCCGGCAGCTCGCTGAACGGGACGCCACCATCCGCGACCGTGACCACACGATCGCCAGACTCCGCAAGCAGGTTGAGACCCTCGGGGGGACCCCAGATGCGTAGACCCAGGATGCGTGGCGGTTGGGCGGGCATCGCCATCGCCGTGCTCGTGATCGTCGCGACAGCCGGCTGGTGGAACGCCTACACCGGCCAACGCCAGGAGGCGCAGCAGAACGCTGCAGCCGCCGTCACGAACGCCGACGCCGCCCAGCGCGGGACCGAGCTGGCCGAGCAGGTCATCCGTGCGTGCGCGGTCGAGGACGAGTTCGGGGAGACCGTCCGCGAGGCCGGCCTGTGCAACGACGCCGAGGACACTCGCGATGCGATCGAGGATGAGGTCACCGAGCCGCCGCGGGAGGGCCGACCGGGGCGCGACG